AGTGAGATCGCTATCTACGTTAAGCTCGAAGCTGCCGCTAACCGTTACGTTTTCCTCGGTAGCTGCGCTAAAAGAGAGCTCCGTAAGTACTCCGTTAGCTGAAACCTGAAAGCCTGTAGGACCAATAACGAAAGCGGCAGGCGTGCGAGCAGCTGCCTCTGTCATCGTAAGCGCGATAGCTTGCCAGTCTGCGTAGTCGTCACTATCCAGCAAGGCGCTAAAGCTTCCGCTGCAGCTAGTTACTCCGGGCAATACGATACGCAGCCCGTTGCTGTCTTTAGTCACGATCTCGCGCGTGCTCTGGGAGAAGGTAAAAGTTACCTCCGTTTCTTCAGCTACCGCAGTTCCTGCAATGCTGCTAACTTTAAATGTGGTGCCGTTTAATACCGCCATTATTTCCTTTCCTTTTTTTTGTCCTGCGCTATCGCCGAAACGAGCAGCCGCAAGTAGCCTACGATTTTATCGTCGGTTTTGCTGGGCGTGAGGCTTACGATCGCATCCGCTGCGACCAAAAGCGCAAGCGCTACGCTCGTCCAGTTGTCTGCTAGAAATTGCATAGCATAAAGATACAGCTTTATCCTATCTTTTCGATATCTAGATAGCAGGAACTCACATAGATAGCGCCCGTTTTGCTGCTCTCATCATACGCGCGGATGCTTACACGCTCGTTAGCGTTTATCTCTACGATCCTGCTAAGGTTTGCGGGCTGGTGGTCTACATCATGCGTTGCCGGAATCATGCTGCCAGCTTCGCCCGCTATCTGCCTCCCTTCTACGCTAAAGTAAAAATGCGGGCTCATGCCGTGAACATCGCTATTAAAGGTAACGCTAGCAGATAGCCTGTAGTAGCCCGCTACAGTTATCTGCACTACGCCCGTAGCGGTAACGCTAATAGCGCTGCCTACGGTTTGCAGCTCCTCGTGGGTAGGAAGCAGCACAGGAGTAGAGCCGCTAACATCTATGGCGCTCGCTCCTCCTATGTAGTAGGCAGAGCTCATATAGAAGCTGGCTATTTCTACCACAGGGGAATAAGTAGCAATGCCAGAGGAAAGCGTAAGGCTGCCGTTAGGTAGCTTGAGCGTGCTAGCTGCTCCGCTGGGCGCTCCGTCTACCTCTTGGATAGTTATAGTGCTAGCAGAAAGCGGCAGTAGATCTACGCTCGGAGCGTTGCCCTCTAGCAGCATCCGCACAGTATAAATCTGCTCTACCTCGTAGCATTCTTGCGGCTCGTTAAATCTTATCTCTGCCGTATCAAATTGTATGCTCTGGATACCTACGCCCGAAAAGGTTCCGCCTACGCGATCCAGCGCAGAGCGGCAGCCGCTGCTAATATCCATGCATTCAGAATAGCTAGCGCTCATGCAGTAAAGCTCTAGCGTACACTCGTCTAAAGTGCTAGTGCTCGCTTTAGTATCGCTGGGCTGTATGTTTTGAATGCTGTACACTACAAAAGGGAAGGCGGCATCTGCTGGCGCTACCTCTGGGTATACAGTAAGCTCCTCGCTTATGCCCGCGCTAGTGAGTATGCTGTAGATGGCTTTACCTATTTCCATGCTTTCCGAATAAATGCAAGGTGCTGCTTTCTAAGTTCTGGCTCTATAACCTTGCGCGCTCTCCTTATCGCTTTATCTGCGAAGCCCTGATTTCTGCCGCGCCCGTATCGCTCGCGTCCCTGATCTACTATTTCACTAAACCAAGCGTCCGCTCTATTAATCTGCTTGAGCCCTTTTTTTTGGAAAGTAGCTACGCTCCTAGGTCCTATCCATACGTTAGTTCCGTTTTTAGGCTGGATAACTCTAACGCTGCGATAGAGCGTGCCGCTTTTAATATCCTGAGCAGGTCCGCTCTTGCCTCCTTCGTATCTGGGGCTGCTCGGTCCTGTGCGCCTTACCCTTACATCTGCTCCGCGCTTAATGGCGCTCTTATATGGCTGCACGCCCTTTTTAGCTGCGGCTAAATTGATGGCTCGCACCTTAGCCGTATTCTCTGGATGCAAGCGCGCCAGCTTCTGCGTAGCATCGAGCAGCTCCTGTAGCCCTTTAAACTCCAAGTCTAGACGCATCGCCAACTTCCTTACAGTACAGCCGCAAGCCGTCACGCCTGCCAATTTCTTCTATCCCTTCTATATAAAGCTCGCGCCCGTCTAGATCTACTCTGTCTCCAAACCTAGGCACATTCTCAGAGCCTGCGGCTGCTGGGTCAGGGTGATCTATAATTAGAATCTGCTTCGCCTGTGGATACAGCTGGTGAGCTACTACCGTCTCTGTGTTGCCCTGACTACCGCGAGGCACAGCCTGCGCCCAGAGCTGCGTTATCTTGGTCCATACGTTACCGCTCGTAGAGCCGTAAGCGTCTAGCGTGCTAGATTGCCTGTAGAGCTCAACGAGCCTATCCCTATAGCCCGCCTGTTTCATGGCTGTACTATATGGCGAAACTGCGCAAGCATAGCGTGAACGCCCATCTGGATCTGAACGCTATTGCGATCCACTACCTGCTGCCGATTTTCGTAAAGGTGAGCAGCAAGTAAGCGCACAGCGTGTACGATAGGATCCGGAGCGGAGCTATAGCCGTAAGTAAAAGAGATAACTACAGGGTAGCGCGTATACTGGTAGAAGCTAGGCGCGTTAATCCAATCGATAACGGCAGGCTGCGTATCCAGATGGTAGTAGTAGTTACTCTCGCTTAACTCCGTTAGCTCTGTGGTATCGCTCGTAGTTTGATAGTCTACAGAGCTGATAGCCGTTACTGGACCTACAGGAAAAGCAGCGGAGCGGAAGCCAGCTAAATACGCTTTAGCCGTTCTGCTAGTTAGCTGCGTGTTACAGTAGCCCTCTACATAGTGGCAAGCGGCATCCCTCAGCGCTTCTATAAGCGTATCCTCTGCCGTATGCGTTACGCGCAGATGCTGCTTAAGCTCCGCGAGCGTGAGCACATTGGCGTAGTTAGGCGCGCTGCCTGTGTTCTCTATTCTCATGCTATAGCGTTAACGAAAAAAGGGAGAGCGTAAGCCCTCCCCTTCCCCAATCATAAACCAGAACCCAAAAAGCTCTTATGAGTTATTTCCCGTGTAGCAGGCTACAGCTGCTGGCTGCCGTGTAGCGAAATCGAAAAATCTGTTCACATGGAGCGTGACCTTGCCCGCTGTGGCATTGCTGCCGTATACATCAGCTAAGAGATCGATCCCCCCGAAAAGCGCCAAAATACCTGCTTGCCCAAAGTTGCCGTAGGCAAAAGGCTTAGCGCTAGCTTTCGCCAAGTAAGGCGTTACCGTGTAGTTATACTGCGGAAGCAGAGCGCTTACCGCATCTACGCCCGCCAAGCCGCGCAGAATACTGTGAGCGTCTGTACCACTAACCAAGCGCGCTCCGTTAAGGTCTGCGCCTTGCGCTACTACGCTAGCCTCCAGAGCGTAGATATCGTCTGCCGTAATGGTGCCAGTTGTAATAGCTCCGGTAGTGCAGTCATTTAGGATTTTATCGAAACAGTAATCATCGATAAAGGCGTTCATAGCAGCAGCGAGATCTGCGCTAATTACGCGCTCTACGTCTGCTCCGCCTTGCTCAATCAAAAGGCGAGAGTAAGCTGTAAAGGCTGCAGCGCGCTGCGGCTTAAGCGTTACCTCGTCCATCGCCATACCGGAAGTGCCAGCATCGCCGATTTCTGCGTCTAGGTTAGCTCCGTCTGTGCCTGTTGCTGTAGTAAGCGCTACGGCTGCTTTAGTGCTGATGCGCGGGAATTGAATGTTACCAGTTGCGCCCGAAATAACTGTAGTGCCTATCTGCTCGATAACTGCAGGCGCGCGCAGAGCTTCAATGGCTCCGGGGACGTTAGTAGGCACGAAGCCTTGCCCGTCTCCTTGCCCTTGCGCGAGGAAGTTATCCGCTCCAGCGGCAGCACGCATAAGGGCTTTAGCTGGGATGCCGATATTAGAGCTAACGCTTTCGCCTATCGCCATAGTTTCGGCTTTACGCTCCTGCTGCCATTCTGCTTCCGCGCCTGTGTGCGCTCGCTGCGCCATCGCGTTACGGATAGCGCGCGTGAGGCTAAAGCGCTTATTTACGCTCTGGATCTCGTTAAACTCTGAGCGGCTCGGAGCAGCTGCGTAGGCTACGCTTTTAGCGTGCTCCTCAGATTGGCGCTTGAGCTCGATCTGTTTATCCAAGCTCGCAATTTCTTTATGCAGAGAGCGCGCTAGCGTCATCTCGTCGGCTGTGGGCTCGCGCCCTTCGTCGTCGATGCCTTGCAGCATCTCGCTATGCCGCTCCTGCTTCTGCTCGCGCAACGCTTGCAGATCGTTAAGGCTGTAATTTTTCATCTTCCTTACTTGCTTCTGCAATTTAGGTAATTCCGGGCTAATAGCCTCGTTTTTAGGCTCTTCCTTTTTATTTCTTGCTTCTGCGCTCGTCTGACTGTACGCCCCGAAAGTAGTTACGCTCACATCGTACAAATTGCCTACGCTGCGGATAGTGCGTAGGTCATCCTCCCAATCTTCCTCCGCGATAGTAAACGCGAAACTGCTTTCATTTAGATCGCCTCGCTGTACCATGGCGTAGAGATCGCGCCCGGCTTGAGTATCTAAAAGCTCTGCGCGGTAGTGTAGCCCTTGCTCATCCTCTGTAAGCTGAAGGCTGCCGTTACTGCTGCGCGCGAAGGGCACCCCATCGTGATTAAGCAAAAAGCGCACATCCTGCTTAATAGCCTCCCCAAAAGCGCCCGGAGCGATTCGCTCCCTGAAGTCTGCTATTTGCGTCTCTGAGTTAAATACAGCCGCGTAGCCTTCTAGCACCATTGGCTTAGTAGATGCCCGCAGCTCTGCTGTGCGCTTTTCTATCTTTTGCTCTTTGCTCATGTTTATCTATCTTTGAGGTACACAGGGGAATAAATGGCATTGCCGTTATTCTAGAGAGCCAGCTGCGTTAGCTGGCTCTTTTTTTTCCGCCAGCTTTTCGCTATAGCTCTGCAGATAGGAAAGATCTAGCTGGTTTACTTGGCAAGTGAAAGCATCCCCTTGCGCTCCGATATCGTTTAGATCCTCACGCGCCCTTACCTCGTTTACGTTCATCCAGCCATGCTGGAGGGCTTGCTGATAGTATGCGCTACGGCTTGCGCTATCCGCTCTGCTAAGACTGTCCATATTGTAACGGCTGTAGTAGCGCCTACGCTCCGAGCCTAGCAGTAGCTTTCTATCTACCTCCTGCTCGATCCTGCGAGCCCATGGCAGCAGGCAATGCTGCCGGAAGTGTAGATTTTGAGCCTCCATGTTGTTATACGTTGCCTGCCCAGTTACTCCGATAAGCGAGCCCGGAACGGAGAAAATGCGCGCTATCTCCTCCGCGCCTAGTTTGCGCGTCTCGATGTATTGCGCCTCATCTGGCGATATGCTCACGCGCTGATACTTAAAGCCAAAAGGTAGCAGCTTGGTTCCTGCCTGTACGCTGCTGCTGTTCCAGCTAGCCTGCACAGTTCTAACCTGATCCTCTCGCAGGGCTTGCTCGCTCGTTAGTACGCCCGTCATCTGCCCGCCATTGCTAAAATACTCGTTCCCAAAATCCATAGCCGCTTGGCTTAGGCTCATGCTGGAAGCGTGCAAGCGGATAGGGCTACTGCGGAATAAGTTACAGACTGTAAATACCTCGCGCTCTGCTAGCATCTCTCCGCCTTGCAGCTGGTAGTAGCTGCCTACCTCCGTATGCTTTCGCTGTACTTTGCTTTGATCTATAGGAAGCAAGTACTCCGGGCGACCATCGGAGCCCGTAATAATTTGCGCATAGCCTACACCATAAAGGCAAGCCTGCGAAATAATGCCCTCCCAAAACTCTACGGCTGTGAGATCCGGGCTGGGCTCCATCTGCAGAAGCTGGTGGACCTTGTGCCCATCCGCTACCTGCTTTCCTTCTGCTGTGCGCTGATAAATACCTAGCTCCATACTAGCAAGGCTGCTAGCTATCTTCTGCACACATGCGTAGACGGCTGCAATACCTAGCGCGCTATCTGGCGTAACGTGCGTAGCTACTTTGCTAGAAGGCAGCAGCCCAGCGTAAGTAGCTACATCCTCTGGAGTGTAGTAACCTATACGCATACGCAGCTGCTTAACTAGTCTCTGGAGCCTATTTGCCATGCCCTAAAGATAAGATAACCAGCCTATAAGCTTATAACTTCTAGGAGAGGATCGGGTTCGTTATTGTTGTAGTAGCAGCCTAGCGCCATTATAGCCGCTACCCAGCCATCTACCTTCTGCCCTTCCTGATTTTTTTTCTTGCTTACTTTGATGTTATCGGCATCGTCTCGCTGTAGCTGTACGCATCCGATCTGCCAGCGCAGCACATCGTGCGCACCATGCAGCACGCGCCCTTTACATATTAAGCTCTCCATCTGTTTAGTAGGGTAGCTCATACTTGCGTACCCTTGCCCATACTGCTGGCAGTTAATTCCATACTCTACGAGATCGGGAACCAGCATCTCGCTATAATACCTATCGAAAGCAAGAGCCTCGATATTGTAGCGATCGTGTACCTCCTCAATGTATTTACGTACTCTCTGCAGATCCGTTACGTTGCCGGGCGTTATCTCTACTAGCCCCATGCGCTCCCATGTTAGATAGTCTACGCCCATTCTCCGCTGCCTGCCTGTAGCTGCTACCTCATTTAAAAAATGCTGCACGCGCAGGTAATAGAGATCTCTAGCCTCATCTACCCACAGCATAGCTACAGCCGTTAAGTCCTTTACGCTAGCTAGATCCATACCCACGTAGAGAGGAAGCTGGCTAATATCCGCATCCGTAAAGGCTTGCGCTCCTCTCATAAACTCCTCGTCTGTTACCCAGCGCACCTCTGCGTGCGTCCATATATTCAGATGCAAGCGGAGGAAAGTATTTATGAGCCTAGGATTATTGCGGCATTTAAGTACCTCCTGCTTGAAGTAGTCCGCTTTACATATCGTGCCATATCCGGGATTAGCTTTTTTCCAAGTTTCTTCCTGCGTCCAATCGTCGGAGCGATCGGCGCAATAGATAACAGGCAAAAAAGTAGGATCCGCTATCTCTCCGCTTTTCACTTTCTGCGCGTACTCGTGTACCTCCCTGCAAATAGAGTTCATATCATGCCCGGCAGTAGTAATAGAGATAAAAAGCGGCTGCCTGCGCGCGCCCTGACTAGTTGCCAGAACGTCTAGCAGCTCCCTAGAGCGGGCTGCGTGCAGCTCATCGTAGATAACAGCGGAGCAGTTAAATCCGTGTTTAGTGCCAGCTTCCGCGCTAATAGCCTTGTATACGTTCTCTCGGTACTTAATACCATGCTGCAAGACTTTACAGCGCCTGCTCAAGGTCTCGCTCTGTCTTACCATGTTCTGCGCGATCTCGAAGCAGATCCGCGCTTGGTTCCTGTCAGCTGCTGCGCTTACTACTTCCGCTCCGGGCTCGCCTTCTGCGCACAGCATATATAGAGCTATGGCGCTTGCTAGGTTCGTTTTCCCGTTTTTTCGCGGTAGCTCTATATAGGCTGTGCGATACTGCCGCAAGCCGTCTGCTCGCAGCGTGCCGAATAACGGGCGGATAATATCGCGCTTCTGCCATTCTTCCAAAATAAAGGGCTTGCCGCCTAGCTCGCCCTTAACATGGGTGCAATACTTTTCTATCCATTCTACCGCGTGCTCTGCTTTCTTGCTATCGTACATCCTCCGGGCGAATAAAAGCCAAGCGCGCTACTTTATATGCCTCATTCTCGTAGCCGCCTAGCTTATAGATTTTATTCCTGTACTGCTCTAGATCTGGAGCCATACGGAATAAAACAGGGAGAGAGCTACAGCAGCAGCTCTCTCCGTTTTGTTTGTCCTTAAGTAGCCATGCGCCTTTCATGCTTTCGCGCCGATAACATCTAGAGCAACGTAGTAAGCTATAGCTCTAAGGCTCTGCGCTCTGTTGTGCCACCATTCACGCTGGTAAGGTAAATCCTCGATTAAGCTTTCCATCTGACTACGCATAACAGGCACAACAAAAAGCTTAATCTTAGGATTTTCTATAGCTTCTAAAGCTTCCTGCGTGCGGGCTTTAATTTCCTCCTGTGTATGCCCGTGAAATTTAATTTCGTTCTGTATCCATTGCGGAGAGAGCGAGAGAGTAGAATCTATAGGCATTGCTTTAAAGCGTTGGCTTGGTGTGTTGGTTACGTTATTCATACCGCTAAGATATATGATATTTTCAATCTACCAAAATAAATTCACCAGCTTTCTATATCTGCCTTGCTTACGCCTAGCCCTAGCTGCTTTATGTACGCTAGCTTAATCTGCCGGAGCTTTAGCAGCTCTACGCTCTCTGGGCGAGCCTTTACTACTTGCTGCCCTTTATCTCCTCGCGTGCTGTAGCTCGCGCCCTCTGTCTTAACTACTTGCTCCAGCCTGCGCTCGTCGTCTATGATGCTCGCTAGGGTAGCTATTAGCTGCTCTACGCGGTAGGTTATGCCCTCGGATCCGTGTTGCTGCTCGTAGTCGCTGCGTAGCTTCTGCTCTATCTCGCTCATTATCAATATCCTAAAATAGGGGATTCTGTGAAAACAGCTCGCAAAGAAAGAAAGCA